TTTGTAGGTATCAATACAAGTGGAAATACAGTAAAACTTTTTAATCAAAGAAAAGGTGCAGTTGGATCAGGGACAACTCTTGTTGGTGAAGCTAGAGTCTATGCCTTTAACTTGACTGATTCAACTTATACAAATCAAACAACTCCATGGGACTTGTACTTATTTGATGTTCAAACTTATACGGTTCTTAATTTAAACGAAACTTTAAATTCTGCACAATGTCCTGCAGGATCATACATTCGTGGATTGAGTAGTGGTGCATCTGGATATGTAGTTACTGCACCATCAACATCAAGAAGTTTGACAATAACTCAAACTTCAGGAACTTTCATAGTTGGTGAACAGATTATTATCAATGAAAGTTTAGAAAACTCACGTTCAATTAATTTCTTAACTGAGTATTCTACAGAAGATGTTAAATCGGTTTATCAAAATGCAGTAGGAATTACCCCAGCGTTAAAAACTGCTTTTTCTGCGGATGCTTCTCTGTTTAGAAAAATACCATCTGGATTTAATATTACAGATAGAATTACCGTAAACTCTGCAGGTATTGTTACTTGCCCAGGAAAAACCTTCTTAGGAATTAGAACAGACTCAATTATCAGATATCAGAAATCTGGAGTATCAACAACAGTAGATACTTTCAATAAAGTGGTTTCTGTCTCTGCTGATGGTTTTTCAATGACTGTCACCAGTGTCCCATCAGTAAATGGTGTATGTGATGGAACACTTCCCTCATCTTCAGAAACTAGCACATTTAGTCTAGCAGTTCCTGAAATTAAGAACTCAGATAAAGCATCATTATACACAAAGTTAAATGCAAATAATATATCATCAGTAAACCTTTCAAACTCTAACCTACTGGTAACTTCACAAGTTAGAGAGGTTTCTACAAACTCAGCAGGAACAGCGGTTATAACAGTTTCAAATACCGGTATTTCTAGTGCATTTTTTGAGTCTTTTGATGCAGAAAGGTATTCTGTATTCTATGCTGATGGCACAATAGAAGATTTGTCTTCAGATCAATTCCAACTGAATAATGATGGAACCCAAGTTACTTTAACAGGATTGAAGGCAAGTCAAAGTTCTAACGTTACAGTAAATACCACACTAAGAAAACAGATATTAAAGAATAAGAATAAAAATTACGTAAGAAGTAGAAAATTAGTTGTTAATAAGACAAGCACTGGATTTTCAACTGCTATTAGTGGATTAACTACAAGTCAATTTTATGGCACAAGAGTTGAAGATAATGAAATTTCTTTAAATGTTCCAGATGTTGTCAATGTAATTGCAATATATGAATCGCTTAATCAGTCTGATCCAGTTCTAGACAAATTAACGTTTGTTTCTGGACTAAGCTTGAATACTAATGCTATACTTGGTGAAAAAATTATCGGAAGTTCAACCGGAGCAGTTGCACAAGCAGTAACTTTATTACCATCAGGAACAGAAGTAGAATTTGTATATCTCAATTCTCAGACTTTCCAAGTGGGAGAAACTGTTACATTTGAAGAATCAAATATCACAACAAATATTCAAACTATAACATCAGGAAGTTATTTAAATAAAACTACCGAATATACTTTAGATAAAGGTCAGAAAGAACAGTTTTATGATTATTCACGAATAGTTAGAGTTGGTGGAACTACGTCTCCTTCTAGAAGATTATTAGTAGTATTTAATTATTATGATGTTGCAACTAATGATGATGGAGACTTATTTACAGTTAATTCATATCAAGAAGAAAGATTCTCTAAAGATGTTCCAATTCTTGCCAACGGTTTAAGAGCATCTGATACACTTGATTTTAGACCTAGAGTATCTGAGTTTACTTCAGCAACAGCATCACCATTTGATTATGCAGCACGTTCATTTGTAACATCATCATCATACTCAGTTATAACTCCAAATGAGAGTTCTTTACTTGGATATAGTTATTATCTACCAAGAATAGACAAAATTGTTCTTAATAAACTTGGTGAATTCTCTGTAATAAAAGGTGTATCATCATTGCAACCAAAAGTCTCTTTAAATGTAGAAGAGTCTATGGATATTGCTACTATTAGTCTTCCAGCGTATCTTTACAACCCACAAGATGCAAAGATTACTTTAGTAGATAATAGAAGATATACTATGAGAGACATTGGAACTCTCGAAGATAGAATTGAAACTTTAGAACTAACAACGTCACTTTCTTTACTTGAAGTTAATACAAAAACACTTCAAGTTCAAGACACTGATGGATTGTCAAGATTTAAAACGGGTTTCTTTGTAGATGATTTCAAGAATAATGATCTTATCAACAAAACAAATCCAGATGTAAAATGTGATGTCGATACTAAAGAAGAGCAATTGATTCCTGCTACTGATTTTTGGTCTTTAAAAGCAGAACTTGCTTTAGCACCAAGTATTGATACTACAACAGCAGATTTCTCATCCAATTTGACACTGTTAGATACAAATGTAAGAAAGACTGGTGATTTAATTACACTCAAATATGATGAAGTTGGTTGGTTAGAACAACCATTTGCATCTCAAGTTGAAAATGTTAATCCATTTAATATTGTCGAATATGCTGGTAGAGTACTTTTAAATCCATCATCAGACAACTGGGTAAGAAATATTTACATTAAGAATACAAGAACAATTAGTGATGGGCAACAAGATGGTAGAAGTTATGATTATGTTGAAAGTGTTAAGATAAGCAGTGAACCCGATCCTTTCTTAAGGTCTAGAAATGTAGAATTTAGATCTGGTTCTCTAAGACCTTTGACAAGACATTACAGTTTTATTGATGACATAAGTTCAATTGATATTGTTCCAAAACTACTAGAAATTTCTATGATTTCTGGAGCATTTAATATTGGTGAAGATGTTGATGGATATGTAGGTGCTCAAAAAATTATTACATTCAGAACTGCAAAACCAACACATAAGACTGGTTCATATACAAACCCAACTACAGAATATAATGCTAATCCATATAATAGATCTGTCGCATTACCTTCAGCATACTCAGCATCATCTACAGTTTTAAATATTGATACTTTCTCTTTAGCAGAAGAATCTTTAACCAGATATGGTGGATATGTTCAGGTTGGTGCCAAATTAATAGGTAAAACTAGTGGAGCTGTCGCAACAGTATCTGATATTAAACTAGTAACAGATACGTATGGTGATCTGTTTGGTTGTTTCTTTATTAGGGATCCAAATTCAACACCAGTTCCACTGGTAAGAATTAGAAGTGGTGAAAGAGTATTCAAATTAACTCAAAGTTCAGAAAATGCACGTCCATTGCCTGGAGATGCATCTTCTATTTCTTCTGCACAAACATCATACAGTGGAACTGGTGTAATTCAAACCCAGATCACAAATATAGTTCAGGTAAGAAATCCTCCCCCACCACCTCCCCCACCACCACCACGTCGCGGTGGCGGTAAAGACCCACTTGCACAGTCGTTTACTGTAGATGGTACTGGAGCATTCTTAACGTCAGTCGATGTTTATTTTGGTGAAAAAGATCCAAATGAAAAACTATATGTTGAATTGAGAACTGTTGAACTAGGAACCCCAACAAGTCAACTTGTTGCTGACTATGCAAGGGTTGCTTTAGATCCTACACAAATTAATACATCATCGGATGCAAGTGTTGTTACAAACATCAAATTCCCATCTCCAGTCTATCTTCAACCAAACGTTGAATATGCATTGGTGTTCTTAGCACCAACGACAGACAAATATAAGATGTGGATTGCTAAGATGGGTGAGAAGACTGTTAATACCGCAGGTTTACCATCTGCAGAAAGTGTTGTTGTAACAAAACAGTATAGTGGTGGAAGTCTATTTAAATCTCAAAATGGAACTATTTGGACTGCAAGTCAGTTTGAAGACCTGAAGTTTAAACTTTATAAAGCTAAGTTTACAGCAAACACTGGTGATGTTGTATTTTATAATCCACCTCTAATACCAGAGTCTTCTGCAATTGCATATTTAAACAATAATGCAATTACAACTTATCCAAGAAAACTGAAAGTTGGTATTACAACTACTACAGTAATGAATTCAGTTCTAACTGTTGGTAGAAAAGTAAGTAATGGTTCTATTTCGTCTCCAGGTTCAAGTGGATATGTTGAAAAAACTGGTGGATCAATTGTAAGTGTTTCTGTAGCAAATACGGGTATTGGATATTCCGGTGGAACTTCTGGCGGAACTTATAGTAATGTTCCTCTCTACACAATAACTGGTCAAGGTTCTGGTGCAACAGCAACTGTTACAATAACCAGTGGTGGATTTGTAAACACTGTAAGTATTGCTAATACTGGAAATGGATATGCTGTTGGTGACGTTTTAGGTATTACAACAAGCAATGTTATCAAGGGAAGAGATGCGAAAATCTCCGTCTCATCAATCAATGGAATTGATACACTCTATCTTACAAACGTTCAAGGTGAAGAGTTTACAAATGGTCAAACATTGATATACTACGATGGAAGCACTGCTGTTGCTACTGCAAGTACAACGATCAGGGGAACTTCTTCAGAAATTAATACATTATACAGTGGAAATGTAATTGGTATTAATCAGTTTAATCATGGTATGCATTCTGATTCTAATGTTATTGAAATAAAGAATGTTGCTCCAGACACAGTTCCAGTTCAATTAACTGGAAATCTTTCCATTAGCGATACAACAGTCTCTGTTGCTAATACTACAATATTCAGTACATTTGAGGGTATTACAACTTCTAGAGGATATGTAAAGGTTAATAATGAAATTATGTACTATACCTCAATTTCTGCAGGTACAGCGGGTGGTGGAACTCTAGGTATTACTACCAGAGGTGTTGATGGAACACTGATTACTAATCATGCCACTGGCGATATTTGCTACAAATATGAACTAAATGGTATTTCATTGACCAGTATTAATAAGACGCACACGTTACCTTCAGATTCATATCTGAAGAAGATAAGAGACTTAGATACTTATCATGTACAAGTAAGTCGTGGATTGAGAACTACAGGAACTAACCAAGTTAGTTTCACAGATGAGAAAAATGTTGGTGGAGACAAAGTTTCTGTTTCACAAAACTATCAATTCAACGGAATAGAACCACACTTTAATATTATTACTCCTGGAAAGAATACAAAAGTTTCTGCACAGATGAGAACTGTGAGTGGTACGAGTTCTGGTGGAACGGAAGTATCATTCTTAGATCAAGGTTATCAGGCAGTTCAGTTGAATAAGATGAACTTCTTATCAACGCCTAGAATTGTTTGCTCACAAAAGAACGAAACTGAAAGACTTACGTCTTTACCTAAGAATAAGTCACTCACACTTAGAGTTAATATGACTAGCGAAGATCCAAATCTATCGCCAGTTTTAGATACTCAAAATGCTTTCTTCATTCTATCTCGCTCTAGAGTAAACAATCCAGTTAGTGACTATACAACTGATGGTAGAACTAACTTAATAACGGGTGATCCCCATAGTTCTATCTATATTTCAAATAGAGTTGACTTACAGCAACCAGCAACATCTCTCAAAGTATTACTTTCTGCTTACAGACCTGCATCATCTGATTTTAGAGTTCTTTATCAATTGTTTAAGTCAGATTCTAGTGAAATTGATCAATCATTCATTCTATTCCCTGGATATGATAACCTGAGAGATTCTGATGGAGATGGTTTTGGTGATGTGGTGATTAATGCTGCAAAGAATAGTGGCAGACCTGATGCATTTGTAAGACCAAGCAAAGATAATGAGTTCTTAGAATATCAGTTTACCGCTGAAAACCTTGGACAGTTTACTGGGTTTGCCATTAAGATTGTAATGAGTTCTACAAATGAAGCTAAAACTCCATTATTCAAAGATATTAGAGTTATTGCCTTAGCATAATGATACCAGTAGAAGGAGAAAAAAATCTCTATAGAGATGAAAATAGTGGAGCAATTGTAAATTGTGATACATTTGGATATTCCCAATATCTTAAAATGAAAAGTGAAAAGCAAAAACAGCGTGAGGAAATTGAAAAAATTAAAAATGATATTTCTGAAATTAAAGACCTGTTAAAGGAGATTATTAATGGACCCAGACAAAATTAGTCTAGAAAATCTGAGTAAATCATTTGAGTATTTTAAATATGCATCAGAAATAGATTCTATAACTGATGTTAAAACTTTGCAGAATGTTGCAAAATGTTATTACAAACTTTATTTGAAGCAGCAAGAAGTGATTTCTAATTTTGCTTCTGGCAGTTTATCTCTTGGAATAGAAGGAATATAAATATAATTTAGATCCTGGAAGCTATTTTATAAATGGCAGAAATAAAGGTTAGAGTAGGTCAACAAAATGCTGTAAAGGTCGTTTCGTCATTAGCTGGTGCTGGAGGTCTTGCATTAAGTGAATTAATTGATGTTAATGCCACTAATCTCTTAGATGGTATGGTTCTTGTTTATAACGGATCTACTAAAAAATGGGATGCAACCTTAACTTTAACACCTGGAGCAACCCAGAATTTAGACATCAACGGAGGTAACTTTTAATGGCAAGTATTATCAGGATCAAAAGATCCTCTGGTACTAATAAACCATCAAGTCTAAACTGGGGTGAATTAGCATACGTAACTGGTATTGGCAGTTACGGGGGAACTAATCAATATAAAGATAGAGTTTTTATTGGTGATGATGGTTCTAATGTAAATCCAGTAGGTGGATATTACTATACATCTATGATGGAGCACCAACCAGGTGCAATTGATGGTGTTGCTAATACAAGAAATAGTGATGGCGGTATTGTTGCTATTCTTGATAGTAATAGAAAAGTAGATCAATGGAATGTTGATAACTTAAGGTTAGATACAAATACATTATCATCGACCAATACTGATGGTAATATTATTATCGATCCTACTGGAATTGGTAGCGTCATAATTCCTGATGACACTTACCTCAGTTTTGGTGATGATAAAAACGTAGCAATGCGCTATGATGAAGCAACCGATGATAGATTTGAAATTGAAGGTGCAGACTGGGCATTTGCAAATGGAGTTGCAATCAATATTGGTGATGTAACAGAATCTACCAATAAAGATACTGGTGCTCTTGTTGTTGAGGGTGGTGTTGGAATTGAGAAAAATCTGAACGTTGGTGGAAACGTCAGCGTTGGTGGAGCAGTATTTTTTGACGTAGTTAAAATTCAGGATAATGTAATATCCACAATTTCTGGAAATGAACTTTACATCGATCCATATCCAGATGGTTTAAGTAATGAAGGAACAGTTATCATCAAAGGTAACTTGCAAGTTGATGGTACTACAACATCTATAAATTCAACGACCGTTGATTTAAATGATCCTATTATTATTCTTGGTGATGTAACAAGTGTTAGAACAGTAATGACTACGGTTGTTGCTGGTGTAAGTACAATTAGACTGGACTCAGTTATTGGTATTAATACTGGAGACGTTTTTAGTGGAAACGCAGCACTATCATTGTCTGGTGTCAATACAGTAACTGCATATGATACATCTAATAAAATTGTTACCCTTCAAGATGCAACAGTTGCTCCAGGTATCAGCACAACAACACAACTAACTGTTACTCACGCATTTGACACAAATACTGACCGTGGTGTTGGTTTCAACTACAACACAAGTAGTGGTACTGCAAATAATAAAACTGGTTTCTTTGGTTATATTGATGGTGCAAACGTTGGTAGTTCAGCAACGGTAAGATCTTGGACTTACATCCCAGATGCGACTATTACTAACAGTGTTGTAACTGGTACTAGAGGATATCTTGATATTAAAGGTATCTACTATCAAACTGGTGATTACAATACTCACGGTGTAGTCTATTTTGATGAGAATGGATTACAAACTTCTACAAATAATCCAAACGCTCCAACTATTACTTCGAAGCAGATTTTAACTGCTGTTTCTGAAGTTAACTTAACTCTTGGAAGTTCTGTTACTGTAGTTGTTGGTGATATCATTAAGCAAGATTCATCTAATGCTTATGGTGTTGTAAAAACTGGAGGAACAGTTTCAACTCTTGTATTAACTGGAGTTGAAGGAACTTTTACGAATACTTATAACTTAAGAAAAGAGGGTGATAACGGTTCTATTCAGAATCTTTCAGTAATCCCAACTGCCGTAACTGGTATACATACTAATAAACCACATTGGACATCAACATTAGATGGAGGAACTTTTTAATATATGACAAATAACGGTGAAGTTGACGTTAATGTTTTAGTGCGCTTATATAATCAAAAATTAGCAACGCTAACAAACCAAAACGTTTTACTAGAAGCAAAACTTCAAACTTTAACATCTGATTTTGAAGAAGAAAAAAATCAACTTTTAGCGACAAACCTTGAACTTCAAAACAAATATGATGCGCTATTAAGTAAAAATAAACCAGAAGGGAAGTAAAATGGCACAACCGGCAACTAGACAACAACTCATAGATTACTGTCTAAGGCGTCTAGGTGCTCCTGTGTTGGAGATTAATGTTGATGATGATCAAATAGATGATCTTGTAGATGACGCTCTTCAATACTTCCAGGAGCGTCATTTTGATGGTGTTGAAAGGATGTATCTTAAGTATGAAATTACTCAAGAAGATATTGATAGGGGCAGTGCAACTTCTAAAGCACCAAGAGGTCCTGGAATTACCACAACTACAGCAACTTCAACAACTGGAAAAACTTATAACTGGTATGAAAGTTCTAACTACATTCAAGTTCCAGACTCTGTAATTGGTATTGAAAATGTTTTTAAATTTGATACCAGTTCCATCTCTGGAGGAATGTTTAGTATTAAGTATCAGTTATTCTTAAATGACTTATATTATTTTAACTCTGTTGAACTTTTACAGTATGCAATGGTAAAATCGTATCTGTCAGATATTGATTTCTTATTGACAACTGATAAGCAAGTAAGATTTAATAAAAGACAAAATAGGTTGTATTTGGATATTGATTGGGGAGCACAAACAGCAGGTAAGTTCCTAGTCTTAGATTGTTATAGAATTTTAGATCCAAATACTTTTACGAAAGTCTATAATGATAGTTTTCTTAAAAAATATCTTACGGCACTTATTAAAAAGCAGTGGGGGCAGAATTTAATTAAGTTCAGAGGGGTTAAACTTCCTGGAGGTATTGAACTTAATGGTAGAGAACTATATGAAGATGCTGAAAGAGAACTACAGAGTCTAAAACAGGTTATGGCTCTGGAACATGAGTTACCCCCATACGACTTCATTGGATAATGGCACTTAATCCTTTTTTCTTACAAGGCACATCAAGTGAACAACGACTAGTTCAGGATTTAATCAATGAACAGTTGAGAATGTATGGTGTTGAAGTTGTTTACATTCCCAGAAAATTTGTAAGAAAGCAAACAATTATTGAAGAAATACAGTCATCAAGATTTGATGACAATTTTGCACTTGAGGCATATGTTAATACTTATGATGGATATGGTGGTGCAGGAGATATTTTAACAAAATTTGGAATGAGTTTAAGAGATGAATTAATTGTCACTATTTCAAAAGAAAGATTTGAAGATTTTATTACACCATTTTTATCTGGTTCAGATGCTGATGAAATTGTTTTAGCAACTCGTCCAAGAGAAGGAGATTTAATCTATTTTCCATTGGGAGAAAGGTTATTCGAAGTAAAGTTTGTTGAACATGAACAACCATTTTATCAGTTAGGAAAGACTTATGTATATGAACTAAAATGTGAACTCTTTGAGTATGAAGATGAGGTTATTAATACGACCATTGAAGAAATTGATACACAAATTGAAGAAGAAGGTTACATTACTACATTAAAACTCGTTGGTATAGGAGCTACTGCGTCAGTAACCGCTCTTGTTGATACTGGATATATTGATCAAATATATCTTAATAATGATGGTTCGGGATATACTTCTCAACCCGTGGTTTCAATATCAACTTCACCAAGAAATAATTCTGCCTATGATGCAAAAGCAGTTGCGATTACAACAAATAGAGGTGGAGTTTATTCGATTGAAAGTCTCATTTTAACAAATGCAGGTGCTGGATACACTGTAGCACCTATAATTACCATAAGTGGTGGTGGAGGTACTGGAGCAGCAGCAACTTGCTCGGTAAGAAATTCTCCAAATAGTGGTGTAGTTAGATTTATTATTAATGATGGTGGAACTGGATATACAACTAATCCTGTGGTTACAATTGCAAGTCCAGCATCTATTGGTCCTGGAGTAGGAGTTACTGCGGTTGGAATTTCTTCCACCAAGAACAACATATTACAATCTATTTACATATCAAATCCAGGATATGGATATACTTCATCACCAGTAGTTACAATTGCAGCACCACCAGTAATTACTGGCATTGGAACTTATTTATTTAATGAAATAGTCGTTGGTTCACGTTCTAATTTACAAGCAAGAGTTAAGCATTGGGACGTTGATACTAAGATTTTAAAAGTTTCTTTTGTTGGAGTAGCAAAAACAACACCAACATTCTATCCAGGAGAAATAATTGTAGGTTCTAGCTCTTCAGCAAGATATTCTGTTCAGTCTTATGAAGAAATGGATCTTTATGATAAATATAGTGAAAATGATGAAATTGAAGCAGCTGCTGATCTCATTTTAGATTTTTCAGAATCGAATCCATTTGGTAGTTATTAATGTTAGGAACTTACTATTATCACGAAATAATTAGAAAGACTATCATATCTTTTGGTACTCTTTTTAATCAAATTCATATAAGACATAAAGATGAAGATGGTAATAACATCAGTCAAATAAGAGTTCCACTTGCATATGCACCTATTCAAAAATTCTTAGCAAGAATTCAACAACAACCAGAACTTAACAAACCTGTTCAAATTACATTGCCTAGAATGTCTTTTGAAATGGTTTCTATTCAATATGATGCAACAAGAAAGGCAGGAGTAACTCAGACATTTAAAGCATGTGATAATGGAAACATAAAAAAAGTTTTCATGCCAGTTCCATATAACATTGGTTTTGAGTTGAGTATCTTAAGTAAATTAAATGATGATGCATTACAAATTATTGAACAAATATTACCATATTTTCAACCAGCATTTAATATTACTGTTGACCTTATAGATGCGATAGGAGAAAAAAGAGATATTCCAGTTACCCTAGACAGCATTAATTTTCAAGATGACTATGAAGGAGATTTTTCAACAAGAAGAGCATTAATTTATACTTTAAGATTTACTGCAAAAACATATCTATTTGGTCCTATTGCAGACAGTACTGATGGTCTCATCAAGAAAGTACAAGTTGATATTTATGGCACAACTGATAGAACTACTGCAAGAAGGGAGATGAGATATGTTGCTACACCAAAAGCACTCAAAGATTACAATAATGATGGTAGTGCATTCTTAACAAAGGCAATTGATGCAAATACTTTAATTTTAAATGTTGTTACCACTGGAAATCTAAGTGTTAATGATAGAATATCAATTGGAAGTGAAGTGATGCTTGTCACTAAAATAATAGATGGACAAACATTAAATGTCCAAAGAGGATATGATAACACTGTAGCATCTTCACATCTAGAAAACGTAACCATCAATAAACTCACTGCAGCAGATGATGCTCTTGTTGAAGCGGATGATGATTTTGGTTTCAACGAAGATTGGACTTTCTTAGGAGATTCAAAAGAATTTAGTCCTACTCGTCAAATTGATATTTAATAACCATGCCAAACTTTGATAGTATTGATAAAGCTCTGAATATTGAGAGCAGCATTGTTGAGGTAGAAAAAACTACCTCTGAAATAGACGTTGTTACTAAAACAACAACTGGAGATATTCAAAAAGATTATGAATATACTCGTGCGAACTTATATTCGCTTATTGAAAAGGGACAAGAAGCAATAAATGGAATTATGGAACTTGCGGGAGAATCAGATTCTCCAAGAGCATATGAAGTGGCAGGTCAACTTATCAAAAGTGTTGGAGATGTAACAGATAAATTAATTGACTTACAAAAGAAACTAAAGGATGTTGAGGAAGATAGTAATAAAACAACTAACAATGTTACCAATAATGCGGTATTTGTAGGATCAACATCAGAGTTATCAAAACTACTCAAGCAAGGTTTTCTAAATAATAAGGAGTAGTTCTTTTCTTTAATGGTTTGGTCTAAAGATTATAAAAGATCAATTGACTGCGACAATCCACGCGGTTTTTCTCAGCGTGCTCATTGTGCAGGTAGAAAGAAAAGAGCAAAGGGAGAAGATACTAAATCCAAATCCCCATTTAATGAAATGCATGAAGTAAAAACTCATAAGACAGTTGAACAAATTGCAAAGAAACATCGCTTAGAAGTTTCTTTCATTCAAAAACAACTAGATATGGGTATTCCAATTGAGCATGAGCATACAAAAGATAAGGATCTTGCAACCGATATCGCTCTCCAACATCTTGAAGAAATTCCTGACTATTACACACGTCTAAAAAAGATGGAAGCATCCGCTAAAAAACATCATAAAAAATTTAAAGACGTAAAGGAAAATATCACTATTGAAGATAGCGATGGAAACACTTTTGCTGAAATAATTGATTTGGTTAAACCAGATCCAATTAAAAAAGAAGTAAAAGAAGATCTAAGAAGATGGTTTTCTAAAGATGCTCCAGAAGGTAACTGGAGAAGGTTTAATACTAAAGGTGAAGCAATTGGTCCTTGTGCTCGTGAACCTGGAGAACCAAAACCGAAATGCCTATCTAATGAAAAGGCAGCAAAAATGTCTAAAGATGAAATTGCTGCAGCGGTAAGAAGAAAAAGAGAAAGCGATCCTGTAGCAAACCGAAGAGGAAAAGGAGGAAAACCTAAAATGGTTTCTAACAAAATACAAGAAGCAATGATGGTTAGATATTGCCCTAAATGTAAAAAAGACGAGACTCGTGATGAGTGTCAATATGGACAAAGATACTGGGATATGTTTTCTTTACCAGTGAGTCTTGGGAAGAAATACACACCGAACACTCCACATCCAGGTAATTTCCCAGAGTCATATGACCATGAATATTCGATGGCTCGCTCAGAACTTTCCACAATTATTTCTGCAGCGAAAAGACTTAAGAAAAAAATGAAGAAGGGTGAGGGTAATATTGAAGCTTGGGTACAGTCAAAAATTACCAAAGCAGCAGATTATATTGATGCTGCAGCAGACTATGTTGATAGTGGTGAAATGAATGAAAATGCTGCAAATATAGCTCGTCTTGCTTTAATGGCAGGAACTGCTGCAGTAGGTAAAGCGGTATATGATAAAGCAAAAGGTGTTGCTGGTAAAATTGAGGCACAAAACAAAGAAAAAGAAAACCAAATTAAACAAATCTTAGGAAAAGAGGATGTTGAGTTTGTTGGTGACAATATCATGGAAAAAAATGTCCCAACAAATCCAGAACTTTGGTCGAGAGCAAAATCTTTAGCTAAGCAAAAGTTTGATGTTTATCCCAGTGCATATGCCAATGGTTGGGCATCGAAATGGTATAAGTCAAAAGGTGGTGGTTGGAAAACTGTTAGTGAAGATGCAGACCCTTGCTGGGATACTCACAAACAAGTAGGTATGAAGAAAAAGGGTAGAAGACTGGTTCCTGATTGTGTTAAAAAGGAAGAGTTCTCTGATTGGAGAAAAGAGCTTCTGGAAGATTGGCAGAAAGTAAACCGTCAAGATAAAACTGATGGTTTAAGTCAGGCAGCAGTTGATGCTTATCGTCGTGAGAATCCAGGTTCAAAACTTCAGACTGCAGTAACTGAAAAGAAACCAAAAGGGAAAAGGGCAAAGCGTCGTGCTAACTTCTGTCGTCGTATGAAAGGTATGAAAGAAAAGCTCACTTCTAAAAAGACTGCAAGAGATCCAGATTCAAGAATCAACAGAGCCCTTCGTCGTTGGAACTGTAACTAAAATGAAATCATTTAAAGAGTTTATATCAGAAAGTATTAACATTGCTGGAGATTTCAATGGAAATCTTTATGTAAATAGTTCTGAAACACAACCAGAATCAGTAGGTGAATCTTTCATTGCTGATGTAGTTTGGCAAGGAAAACTATATCGCATGGAAGTTGAGGGTAAAATGATGAATAAAAACGAACTTGCAGAACAACTTCAAGGAGAATATCCAGGGGCGATTGTTCATAACATTTATCCATCAACATCTAACACGTTAAAAATTAAAAATACACAAAGATATAGACCAGAAAGTTTGACATGGAGTGATTGATTTATGGCACAATTTAATAAAAATGATCAAGACTTTCTAAATCAAGAGAGGACGCTTTTTGAAGTAAATATGATCGCCAATAAAAATGGCGAGGTAGTAACTTTAGATAATCCATTCCCAGTTACAGGAACTGTTGGAATACAAACTGGATTAGGAATAACCATTAATCCAGATACAACTGCATATGATGCTTTTGGTAGACAGAGAGTTTCTGAACCATTTACTCTTGGAGATTATAAACATCTTTATGCAGTTGATCCAAACTTTTTGGATAGCGTTTCTGGAACAGGTTCAACTGTTACATTTATAGCAAATCAAGCAGCAGCACGATTGCAAACTGGTATTGGAAGTACAGCATTTTCTATTCACCAAACAAAATTTTACCACCATTATCAACCAGGAAAATCACAACTAATTTTTAGTTCTTTTAATTTCTATGCACCTCAACAGAACGCAACAAAAAGAACTGGATATTTTGATGATAGAGATGGAATTTATCTAGAACAAGTAGGTCTTAGTACATCAGATGGTGTCAATGCTGGTATAGGAACTTATAACTGGGTCATTAGAACTTTTACAAGTGGTACTGCAACAGAAACGAGAATTCCAAGATCCCAATGGAATAAAGATAAGTGTGATGGAACCGGTGCTTCTGGTTTTAATATTGATTTTACAAAAACTCAACTTGCATTTATTGACTTCCAGTGGTTAGGTGTTGGTAGGGTTCGTTGTGGTTTTGCTCATGATGGAAAGTTAATTACTGCTCATGAGTTTTATCACTCAAACAATAATCCCACAGTTTATATTTCAAACCCAAATCTACCAGTTCGTTGTGAAATAAGAAATACTGCTGTTGGTGTCGGAGCATCATTTGACCAGATTTGTTCAACTGTTGCGAGTGAAGGTGGATACGTAGAAAGTGGTGTTGATTTTGCATATACAATGGAAACTACAAGGTCAGTTCCAACTCCAGGTGGAACAGAACTTCCACTAGT